ACCGGATGGCCGACCAGCGTATTGGTGTATGCCGTACTGCACGTGTTGCTTTATTTTGAATTAAAGATTAAAGTGGTGCGTTGTCCAATCATATGCGCACTTGTGAGTCTAGTTATTTGTGTTCAAACTTAGTGGCCAAGTTTGCTTTCATTTAAATACGATCCAGCTTACGTGGATCGAACATGCTTTAATTCAAAATGCCTAAGCGCGATGGCTCTTGGCGTTCTATGGCGGGGACCTCCAAGGTGAGCCGCAATGCTAATTACTCTCCACGTTCTGGCCCAACGTCTAACAGGGCCAATGCTTGGGTTAACAGGCCCATGTATAGGAAGCCCAGAATTTATAGGATGTACAGATCCCCTGATGTTCCTAAGGGTTGTGAAGGGCCCTGTAAAATTCAATCATTTGAACAGCGACATGATATTTCTCATACTGGTAAGGTTATGTGTATATCCGACGTCACACGTGGTAATGGTATTACCCATCGTGTTGGAAAACGATTTTGTGTGAAATCTGTGTACATATTAGGTAAGGTATGGATGGACGACAACATCAAGTTAAAGAACCATACCAACAGCGTCATGTTTTGGTTGGTTAGGGATAGAAGACCGTATGGAACTCCTATGGATTTTGGACAAGTTTTTAATATGTTCGACAATGAACCTAGTACAGCAACTGTTAAGAATGATTTGCGTGATCGTTTTCAAGTTATGCACAAGTTTTACTCCAAAGTTACAGGTGGACAATATGCAAGTAATGAACAGGCAATTGTTAAGCGGTTTTGGAAGGTGAATAACAATGTCGTCTATAATCACCAGGAAGCAGCAAAGTACGAGAACCATACTGAGAATGCGTTATTATTGTATATGGCATGTACTCATGCTTCGAATCCTGTGTATGCAACTCTTAAAATTCGGATCTATTTTTATGATTCGATAATGAATTAATAAATCTTGAATTTTATTATATGATTTTCCAGTACATCGTTGACATAACTTTTGTTCGTCGCATAGGAAACAGCTCTAATTACATTATTAATTGAAATAACACCTAAATTGTCTAAGAACTGCATTACAAGAAACTTGAATCTACTTAAATAAATCTGCCCAGATGCTGTCGTCAAAGTCGTCCAAACTTGGAAATTGAAGTAAGCTTTGTGGAGAGCCAACGCTTTCCTCAGGTTGTGGTTGGCTCTGATTTGTAAGTGGAACACCGTCGTGTGTGTGAATATTGGTTTCTCTACTTCGATTATCTTGAAATACAGGGGATTTGGAACCTCCCAAATATAAACGCCACTCGTTGCTTGAACTGCAGTGATGGGTTCCCCTGTGCGTGAATCCATTGTTCCTGCAGTTAATATGAATATAAATAGAACAGCCGCACTGCAGATCAATCCTTCTTCGTCTCACTTGTTTTTTCGCGTATCTGTGCCGCGGTTTGATTTGTGGTGGTGAAGAGAGGTTCTTCAATGGAGACGAAGATGGCGTTTTTCTTTGCCCAGTCATGGAGTGATGTGTTTTTTTCTTCGCCGAGGAACTCCTTATATGATGAATGGGGGCCTGGATTGCAAAGGAAGATAGTGGGAATTCCACCTTTAATTTGAATTGGCTTTCCGTATTTGCAGTTTGATTGCCAATCCCTTTGTGCCCCCATGAACTCTTTAAAGTGCTTTAGATAATGCGGATCAACGTCATCGATAACGTTGTACCATGCATCATTGGAGTATATCTTCGGATTGAGATCGATATGACCACATAGATAATTGTGAGGGCCCATGCTTCGGGCCCATATTGTTTTGCCCGTCCTTGATGGTCCTTCAACAATAATTGATATAGGTCTCAATGGCCGCGCAGCGGCATCGGAAATATTAACGTTAACCCATTCCGACATTATCGCCGGGACATTATTGAATGTGGACAATTGAAATGGAGGAACCCATGGTTCCGGTGGTTTATGAAATATTTTCGTTATGTTGGACACCAGGTTATGGTATTGGAGGACAAAATGTTGTGGTTGATGCTCTTTGATAATCTGCAGAGCCTGTTCTGCAGATTCTGCATTTAACGCCTTTGCATATGAGTCGTTCGCAGTTTGTTGTCCTCCTCTAGCAGACCTGCCGTCGATTTGAAACTCTCCCCATTGAAGTGTATCTCCATCCTTGTCGATGTAGGACTTGACGTCTGAGCTTGATTTAGCTCCCTGTATGTTTGGATGGAAATGTGCTGACCTGGTTGTGGATACCAGGTCGAAGAATCTGTTATTCGTGCACTGGTATTTGCCTTCGAACTGGATGAGCACGTGAAGATGAGGTTCCCCATTTTCATGAAGTTCTTTGCAAATCTTGATGAACTTCTTGTTTACGGGAGTCGGAATGGACAATAGCTGACCTAGGGCTTCTTCTTTTGAGATGGAGCATTTGGGGTATGTGAGGAAGAAGTTCTTGGCATTTAAGCGAAATCGCCTCTGTAATGGCATTTCTGTAATAAGAAGGGTGTACCCCGATTGAGGCTCTCAACACTGGCTCATTATATTGGTGTATTGGGGTGCAATATATAGTATACCTTCTATTCGTTATCTGCTTACACGTGGAGGCCATCCGTTATAATATT